TCACCGCGACATCGGCCAGTCGCGCTCGAGCTCGCGAATGAGCTCGGCCTGGGTCTCGGCGAGCTTGAACATCCGGCCCTCCACGACCTCGATCCGCCACAGCACGCCGCGGAAGCGGTCCTCGAGGACCTGACGCCGGCGCGCTCGCTCCTGACCCAGGCGCGCCAGCACCCACACCAACACCACCGTCGCCGCCACCGCGGCCAGGGCATACGTCCACGCTTCTACTCCATCCCAGAGCTCCACGACCCCGAAGTCTGCACCATCACAGGAGGTTCGCCATGGGCACCACCGGCCCGGCGCCGAAGGACCCGTCCCGGCGCGCCCGACGGAACAAGGACATCCACCCCACGACTCGGCTCGAGTTCAAGCCGTGTGACCCCCCGGACCTTCCGGAGGACCTCGTCGACTGGCACCCGCGCACCCGTGCCTGGTGGCGGGCCTGGCAGAACTCCCCGATGGCCTCGCTGATGTCCGAGGTGGACTGGGAGTTCCATCTCGACACCGCCTTGATGCACCACGCGCTCTGGTCGAAGGGGCAGTGGACGCTGGCCGCCGAGGTGCGGGCCCGCCTCGGCCTGTTCGGCGCGACGCCGGCCGACCGCCTGAAGCTGCGCATCCAGTGGGCCGACGCCGACGACAAGGACGCCAAGGTCCCACAGATGGGCCCCGTCCCCGACCGGAAGTCCCGCTACGGCCAGCTCAAGGTCATGCCGCTACCCAGCCAGGACAACAAGCCGGACGCAGGGTGAGGGCCGACGAGACCCTCGTCATCGTCCCGACCAGGGGCCGGCCACACAGCGTCGCGCCCCTGGTGCAGGCCTGGCGCGACACCGGCGCCGAGGCCGCCCTCCTGATCGCCCTCGACGACGACGACCCCGACCTCGCCGGCTACTGGCAGGCCCTGGCCGGACTCGGCCCGGCCGACCGGATCTTCGCCCTCGTCGGCCCCCGCCTGCGCATGGTCGGCACCGTGAACCTCCACGCGGTCGATCAGGCCAACCGCTACGCCGCCATCGGCTTCATGGGCGACGACCACCGACCGCGCACTAAGGGCTGGGACGCCCGCTTCGCCGAGTGCCTCTCCGGCGGCGCCGGCATCGTCTACGGCAACGACCTGCTCGTGGGCGACCGGTTCCCCACGGCGGTCATGATGACCTCGGATATCATCCGCGCGCTGGGCTACATGGCCCCGCCCCAATTCGTTCACCTCTGCGTTGACCTGGTCTGGAAGGACTGGGGCGAGCGAATGGGTCGGATCACCTACCTCCACGACGTGGTCATCGAACATGTGCACCCCGCCGCGGGCAAGGCCCGCCTCGATGCCTCCTATGAAGAGTCCAACTCCACGGACATGGTCGCCCGCGACTCCGCGGCCTACTACGCCTATCGCGACAACGGCGCCCTCGACGCCGACGTCGAGAAGCTGAGGACCCTCCTGTGACCCGCCAGCGCCTCCGCCCGGCCTACACGCCGGCCGAACTCGCCGAGATCTACGCCAAGCCCCACGACAGCCGCCGGTGGATCGACCACAACGTCCGCGTCGAGACCACCATGGCCCTCGGCATCGGCCTGGCCGAGAAATCAATCCAGTCCATCGCCGACCTCTCCTGCGGCAACGGTGCCATCGCCAGGGGTCTGCAGTGGCAGAACGGTGGGGGCCCACGCCTGATCCTCGGCGACTTCGCCCCCGGCTACGACTACACCGGCCCCATCGAGGCTACGATCGAGGAGATCCCCCCGGTCGACGTCTTCGTCTGCAGCGAGACCATCGAGCACCTCGACGACCCGGACAAGGTCCTCGCCAGGATCCGGCGCAAGACCCGGTACCTACTGCTCTCCACGCCGATCGAGGCCTGGGGCGAGACCAACCCCGAGCACTACTGGGCCTGGGACCGCGACGAGGTCGAGAACATGCTCCAGCACGCCGGCTTCACCACGCACAAGCCCTACATCGAGCTCGACATGCGCAACAGCTGGTCCCCGTACTGCTTCGGCATCTGGATCGCCTCGTGACTCGCCGAGTCCTGATCACCGGCTCCGCCGGCTTCGTCGGCCGCCACCTCGTCAAGGCGTGCGAGGCCCGTGGTGACGACGTCTGGCAGCTCGACATCGAGGACACCGCTAACGCCCTGTCGTTCTTCTGGGGCCAGCGCATCTGGCCTCAGCCCGGCCACTTCGACCTCGTCTTGCACTGCGCGGCCTACGTGAAGGGTCGCTCCGGCATCGACGGGAAGCCAGCCCACCTCCACGCCTACAACACGGCCCTGGACGCCTCGATGTTCTACTGGGCCATCGAGAACCGCCCCGGCCGCGTCGTCTACTTCTCCAGCTCCGCGGCCTACCCGGTGGCGATGCAGCTGGACGGCGAGTGGGAGGGCTCCTGTCGGCCCTTGCGCGAGGACGACATCAACCTGAACTTCACCTGGGCTCCCGAGGCCTCCTACGGCCGCGCGAAGCTCCACGGCGAGCAGATGGCCGCCGACGTCCGTGCCGCAGGCGTCCCTGTGACGGTCCTGAGGCCGTTCTCCGGCTACGGCAGCGACCAGAGCCTCGACTACCCCTTCCCGAGCTTCATCGAGCGCGCCAGGCGGCGGGAAGACCCCTTCGAGATCTGGGGCTCGGGCTCTCAGGTCCGCGACTGGATCCACATCGACGACATCGTGGCGGCCACCCTCAAGGCGGTCGACGAGGGCATCGACGGCCCGGTCAACCTCTGCACCGGCGAGCCCACGAACTTCATCGAGCTCGCCACGATGGTCACGAAGATCGCCGGCTACAGCCCCACACTGAGGGCGCTCAGTGACAAGCCCGCCGGCGTCGACTACCGGGTCGGTGACCCCACGAGGCTGCACGAGTTCTATCGTCCCCAGGTCACCCTCGCCGAGGGCATCCAGCGCGCCCTCATGTCATGACGAAGCCCCCCTCCCCGGAGGAGTTGGGGAGAGGGGCTTCGCGTCAGCGGCCTACTCCGGCGGAAGGTTCGTCGGAAGGAAGGCCGCGAGAATGAGGAACGTCGACACGCCCATGGCCACCACGCCCCAGAGGACGTAGGTGATGACCGTGCCGATCACCGGCGCAGCTCGAGCCGCCACGCCTCGGTGAGCGAGCTCCAGGCCCGGATCTGCCGAGGCGTGAGGTAGCAGCAGGTGCAGCTGCCGGTCTGCACCGTGAAGCCGAGGTCGGCGCACCGGCCGGTGATCCCCAACTCCTCGACGCCGTCGTAGTAGGTGCCGTAGAGCTGTCCCAGCACGCAGTTCAGGCCGCTGCCGATGTCGAGGATCTCCACGTTGATCCTCGGTCGCCACTCCGGCAGGTCTCGCACACGGTCGAGGAAGTCGGCCCCACGCTCGACCGCCGGCTTGAAGTAGTCGGTCTCGCCCATCGCGTCGAGCAGGTCGGGCTCGAAGCCGGCACGCTCCTCGAGCAGGGCCTCCACCCGCTGTAGCGCCGTCATTGAGTACCCCGGCTCGCGCCGGTAGGTGAACGTGGACATCGGCGGTAGTGCCATCGTTGATCCTCCATCCCAAGGTGATCTGACGGTGAGAGTCATATCACACCCCGGGCTGAACAGACCAACGCCCCCTGAGGCCGGGGGACGGTAACCCAGGGGGCGTTGGCGGCACTCCCGCCCACCTGTGGGGAGCGGGGCGTATGGAGGTCTACGGGGTAGCGGCTTCGTGCAGGGCGTGCCTGCCGGTGAAGGTGTAGCCCTCGACGAGCGCCTCACGCTGCTGTCGGACGATGCGGGCGGCCTTGCGCCCGCGTCGACGCGCTGCGAGGAACCGGAAGACCCACACGAGCTCCACGACGTCTGAGCGGACCTGCCTCGCCCGCCTCACCGTGGATGGTCCGGTCGCTCGGTTCGGATGATGATGCCGCACTCGGTGCAGCGGATGTGCTGTGCGATCACGTTGCCCTTCCCATCGCCGATCTCGTCGCCGTCGTACTTCTCGCCACGCGGATGCGGGCAGCCATGCGGGGAGCGAGGCCAGTGTTCGGGCCGTTTGGTCATGCCCAGGTCCGTTCTGACGTGGCTGCCTGACGGCGCCCTCCTGTCCCTTTGATCACTCCGGATCACGAGCTGATCCGAAGCATCACACCATAGTGGGAGACGCCCATGCCATGGAAGCCCCATGAGCCGGGAGAAGTGCCCACGTTGGGTTACGACGTGCTCGACTGGATGGCCGAGAACCTTGCAACGCCGGACAGGCAGGACTACGAGCCGTTCCAGCCCACGATGGAGCAGGCCCAGTTCATCATCAACTTCTACGCGATCAACCCTCACACTGGACGGCGCAGGTATCGCCGTGGGGTGATCTCCCGGCCGAAAGGCTGGGGCTTAGCAAGTCCCCCCTGCTCTCCGCCATCGCCTGCGCCGAAGCTCTCGCCCCGGTCGTCCCGGACGGCTGGGACGCCCACGGCCGCCCCGTCGGCAAGCCCTGGCTCGAGGTCCGCACGCCGTTGATCCAGCTCTGCGCCGTGTCGGAGGACCAGACGGCGAACTCCTGGGACCCGCTGCTGGAGATGCTGCGCGAGGGTCCGGCCGTCGACAACTACGCCGGCCTCGAGCCCATGAACAGCTTCGTGAACCTGCCGTTCAAGGGGAAGATCCAGTTCGTCACCGCCAACGCGACCAGCCGCGAAGGCAACCGGCCCTGCTTCTGTCTGTTGGACCAGACCGAGTCGTGGGTGGTCAACAACGGCGGGGTGAAGCTCGCTGCCGCGCTGCGTCGCAACCTGGGCAAGACCGGCGGCGCCAGCATCGAGGCGCCCAACGCCTACGTGCCGGGCGAGCAGAGCGTCGCCGAGGTGTCGGCGAACTACTACCGCACCATCCTGGAGGGCAAGGCCCGCGACGAGGGCCTGCTCTACGACCACCGTGAAGCCCCGCCCGACACCGACCTCTACGACCGCGACAACCTGCTCGCCGGCCTGGAGCGCGCCTACGGCGAGTCGGCCGAGGTCAACGGTGGCTGGGTCGACCTCGACCGCATCGTCGCCGAGATCTGGGACCCCGCCACCGACCCGCAGGCGGCCAGGAGGTACTACCTCAACGCCATCACCCACGCCCCCGACTCGTGGCTGTCCCAGCCGGAGTGGGCGGCCTGTGCCGACCCGCTGAAGGTGGTCGCCGACGGCGACATGATCGCGCTCGGCTTCGATGGCTCGAGGCATCGCTCCGACGTCGTCACCGACGCCACCGCGCTGATCGGCTGCCGCCTGGAGGACGGCTACATCTTCCCGGTCGCCGTCTGGGAGCAGCCGGACAACCAACGGGACTGGTGGGCCCCCACGGCCGAGATCGACGCGACCGTCCGCGACGCCTTCCGCCGGTGGAACGTCGTGGCGTTCTACGCGGACCCGGCCGCGGACTGGCGCAGCTTCGTCGCCGGCTGGGAGGCCGACTTCAACGACCGCCTGAAGGTGAAGGTGACTTCGGGTCACCCCATTGAATGGTGGATGGGCGGGCAGAACCTCACGAAGACGGTGAGGGCGACCGCCCAGTTCCACAGCGCGGTGGTGCACAAGGAGCTCACCCACGACGGCAGCTCAGTGATGACCCGCCACGTCCTCAATGCACGCAGGCGAGACTCGCGCGTGGGCCTGGTGATCTCGAAGGACTTCCCGGAGTCCCCACGCAAGATCGACGCCGCTGTCGCCGGCATCCTGGCCTGGCAGGCCCGCACCGACGCCGTCGGCCAGGGCGTCATCGCCGCCCAGACCAAGCGCCGCAGCCGCTCGATCAGGCGCTTCTAGGTCGCCTCGCCCGTGTCTCCACCTCGTGCTGACCTCGGCTCAGTCGAGTCTGCACCGACGTCATGGTCGACCGGAGCACCGATACGGCGCCCCGGTCGGCCGTGCCGGTGCACGCGGAGATGAAGTCGACATCTTCCTGCGCGCGCTCGAGCAGGTAGGCCAACGTCCTGGCCTGAGCCACGGTCAGATCGAGACACACATTGCCTTCCTCGATCTTCTCGTACCTAAACCGAGTCATTCCCCGACTCCTTAGATCGTCCTATATCATGCCGCCGAGGGGAGAGGTGTCGCTCCGGCGGCCTCCAGCGGTAGTACAGGTTCGCTGCCATCCCGGCCTCGCTCACGAGCAGGCAGATGATCGCGGCAACGATGACCCATCGCTCGATGGGTTCGTCGAATGCGGCCCCCACGAGGAAGCCGAGAGCGAGACCTCGGAGCACGAAGGCCCCGTAGCGCATCTCGCGCAGGGCCTGCTCCCGGCTGTCGAACCGGCTCACTCCGGCCCGCCGTTCCGTGGCGGCGTCGGCCGTCCGGCCCTGAGGCGGCGCTGGTCGTCGCGCTCGAGCGCGTAGCCGCGCCAACCCATCCAGGCACCCACGCCGACGCACAGCACGAGGTACGCCGCTACGCCGGCAGCAGAAGTCATGTGATCGATTCCTCCATCCCAAGAGTCACGAGCGTGGCCATTCTGACACAGGGAGTTCGCTGTGCTCGACGACGCGGCCTCCCGGAAGGCCGGTACACCCGAGTGGTGGCTCCTACGCCTGGGGAAGCGCCTCGCTGATGATGCTGATCGGTTCGACAAGCTGGAGCGTTACTGGCGTGGTGACCCTCCGCACCCGTTCGGCAACGTCAGGATGCGAGAGGCCTACCGCAGGCTGCAGCGTCTGGCAAGGACCAACTTCGGCTCGCTGATCGCCGAGGCCGTCCTCGAGCGCATGAAGATCATGGGCTTCCGCGCCGGCGGCGACGCCGACGAGGAGATCGACAAGAGCGCCTGGCGCTGGTGGCAGGCCAACGGCCTCGACGCCGACTCCGGCCTCGTCCACCGCGCCATGGTCGTCCTCTCCCGCGCCTACGTCATCGTTGGCGAGCGCCCCTACGAGGCCGACGACGGCGATGAGGACGACAACGAGGGGCCGGCCGACCGCCAGCCGGAGCCCCTGGTCACTGTCGAGGACCCCCGCCAGGTCATTCACGAGTCGCACCCGACCGACCGCCGGCGCGTCATGGCAGCGCTGAAGACGTACTGGGACGAGATCGAAGACACTCAGATCGCGATCGTGTTCCTGCCGAAGAAGGTGCACTACTTCCGGGCCACGGGCATCAAGAAGGACACCACGGCCGCGGAGATGTGGAAGGCCCAGCGCTGGCAGCCCGACACCAAGGTCACCCCCGGCGCGTCGATCCCGAATCGGCTCGGCGAGGTCCCGGTCGTCCCGTTCATCAACCGGCCGGACATGGCCGGCGAGGGCCTGGGCGAATTTGAAGATGTGATCGACATCCTCGACCGCATCAACACCAGCATCCTCGACCGCATGGTGATTTCGGCGATGCAGGCCTATCGGCAAAGGTGGGCAAAGGGCGTCACCCTGCAGGACGAGAACGGCAACGACACCTCCGCCTTCGACCCCGGCGCCGACCTGCTCTGGGCCGTCGAGGATGAGAATGCGCAGTTCGGTGAGTTCTCCACGACCGACCTGACGTCCATCGTCAAGGCCATCGAGTCCGATGTGCAATACCTGTCCGCCATCACGAGGACGCCGCCCCACTACATTCTCGCCGGAATCGTCAACGCTTCCGGCGACGCATTGTCGGTGGCGGAGACCGGCCTCACCTCCAAGGTCGTGGAGCGCGAGGCCGAGGCCGGCGAGTCGTGGGAGCGGGTGTACCGGCTCGCGGCCAAGACCCAGGGCCGCTCCATCGAGGTCGACGCCGAGGTGGTGTGGAAGAACCCGCAGCACCGCTCGCTGGCCGAGATGGCTTCGGCCTCGGTGCAGCTGAAGGCGGCCGACGTTCCCTGGCGGACCCGGATGCGTCAGCTCGACTTCACC